GCTTGGTCTAATGTTTGATCTACCCAGTTATACAATCGTGGTGCTTTCTCTTGCAACCCTTCTGGATTAAAAACATACTGTACAAAAGATTCGGCAAACTGTTCCAAAGGATTTTTACGGCTGTATTCAGTTGGCTTAGTCATGCCTTTCAACTTCATAAATTGTTTGCCAAGGTTATCACCGCCTGCCTGAAAATGAACTTGATGACCCATTTCATGAACAAAAGTTGAAAACCAATCTATATCTGCGTCCATAGGATGTGAGTTTGACCATATTTCACTTTTTAGTCCTAGCTCTTTAGCTTGTAATCGTCTTTCATATGCAGAACCTTTTAAATTGCTTAATTTAAAATTGTTATCTAATGTATCAGCCGCACTTTTTTTAATTCTTTTAGCACTAGCTTTATTAATCTTTTTAGCACCTTCTCTCAATCTTGTATGTACCATAGCTGAGTTATTAATTGTATATCCATTGGCATTACCTGTGGCATTTCCAAATAGATAATTTTTTATTTTCCTATTAAAACTTTCGTCAGTAGCTGATCCTTGTTTTATTAATCTAATATTTCTTTCAAATAAATCTTTGTGTGATCCTATTCTTAACTTGCCTCGGCCATTCCAAAGTTCTCTCCACTCTCTAGTATCTGATGACAAATCTGGACCAGTTCTATTTGCTACAGCTTCAAATCTTTTAATAACAGTTTTATTAGATTCTTCAAATGCTTTTAAATTCTTTCCACTCAAAAATCTTTGTTTTAGCTGCTCTAATGGTTTAGTTCTTTCAAATTTCATATTGAATTGGTTAATAATATTACCTTTCTTCATAAACAATCTCATCTTCTTAATATGTTTTCCTGTTAAACCTTCCAAACCCTCCATACTATCCAGACTATCTTCAATAAATTCTTGTATATTTCCAAATTTATTGTCAGAAAGGAACTTATCAACACCCTCTGTAGAAAACATAGGTGAATCTTTTACTCTTGGTGTTCTAACTTTTGGTGCTGCTACTGGTTTCGGTTTCGCTACCTTCTTAACAACACTAGCCCTTCCATATAGCTTTTCTAATTTCTCTAATGGTATTGCGGTTCCATCATTCCTGATAATTTTTCTTAAAGCTGCATGGCCTGACCCTTCTCTTTTAGCAATCTTCTTAAAAATATTTACCTTACCTTCACTGCCTAAAGTTTTGATTTGTAGCTTTTTATCTTGTGTGAGCAACCAATCTCCATATTGTGTACCTTGTGGAACTCTACCAGTTGCACTAGGTCTGCTAACTACCTTTCCAACTGGTGGTTGTGATAAATCTTCAAACCCTTTGCGCTTACTAAGACCTTCATAATCAACTACAGGAACAGTTGTAGATCTGCAATTAAAATGTTGTGGTGGTGTTGGTCCCTTATTATACGCAAACTTTCTACCATCAAGCCGTTTACAAATATTGCTAGTCTTGCTATCTAGCGTTGCAACATATTCATATTTAGGTGCGACTTTACTATTAGCTGCATACACAGCTTGTGAAGCCTGATTCTGCACCTGATTAACAGAGGTTCTAACAACAGTCTTGATTTGATGTGTTGCAAGTTTTGTCTGTCCAGCAGCTTTTGCAGTATCTTCAAAATTTAATTTACCTACTAATTTCCGTGCTATTTGCTGTGTAGATTCTCCACTAAACACACCAGCTCTAATAGTCCTTGCTAATAATTCTTGGTTTCTAGTTGCTATACCTCTAAAGGCTTTTTGTACTGTATCTCCATTAGGTAAAGTCATCATTGCACCTTGCCTAGCAGTTAGCTCAAACTTGCCTGACCCGAACTTAATAAAATCATCTTCAGTAAATTCTTTGCTTGTAAATATATTTATCTTGGTTGGATCTGTTTTAACAAAAGAAGTTGCATACCTTTGGCTTACAGCAACTGAATTGATTGGAATATTACCTGACTTTACTGCTTTCTGTAATTCACCTTCAATAAAACCTGTCTGAAATTTTGCTAAACCCTCCATTTCTTTTATCATCATCTTTGTTGTATCTTTTGACCATCTATCCATACTTGCTTTTGATTGTGCAATTATTGCTCTCAATCTTTTTTTTGTTTGTGGTGCTATAACAACACCAGCTGGTGCAGCTTGTTGTCTTAAATCTATTTTTACAAGTTGTTCAGCCGCATCAAATATTACCTGTACATAGTTCTCTACAAATTTATTAGATACAGCATTACTATATCTACCTACGTCTATAGTTTCCCTAAAAAATACCTCTGGAATACTCATTTATCATTCTTCCCCTTCTTCCTCCTCTTCAGGTTCTTCATCTGGCTCTTCAGGCGGTTCTGTCTCTCTCAATCCACCAGTTTGAGTTTCTTCAATCTCTTCCTCTACGTCAAAATCATCTCCCAATACTTCCCCAGCTGATAGCTGATTCAATAATGTCTCTTGAGAAATCGTACCAGCAGTAAACAAGGTTAATAGACTTGTTATTTCTTGTGGCTCTAATCTTGCACTTACAAAGTCTCTATTAACAAAACTACTACCAGCATTAGCCTCATTAAGATATTCACTGTGAAATTTAAGGCAGTTATCTATTAAGTCTTGCATCTGTTGCGCTATTACCATCATGGTGCTGTCATTCTGTGATCTATCTATTCTCTTAGCCTCTGCTGTTTCTCCTACTAACTTCTGACCAAGTACAGCCGCTAACGATAAAGTATTAATCTGGTCTTTTAAATCATTTAGTCTAGTGAACTGACTGTCATAACTATCACCTGATGGACTGACATATTCAAGTCTTGATTCTGGTGGTAATGCTAAAGCTTCACTTGGTCCAGTTGTTATTTCATCTGCGTTTGGATAACCAAAAACTGCAAGTAAAGGTACAGAACTAATGTGTAAAATATTATCGAGGTCTGATTGAATCTGATAATGCTTAAGATTTAGCTCTGCTATGTCATATAAGGGGCTGCGAGACTCATAAAAACCAACTCTATTGGAATATGCCACAGCAAAAGGAATCTTATCCTTAAGGCTCATTTCTCCTTCATCAAATAATTGATAATCACCTTTCTTACTATCTTTCCTGTGTATCTCATAACGTCCGCGTTCTAAGACTCTAATTTGTTTTACTTGCTTTTCTCCGTACTTTCCCTCAGGTTCTATTACATTTTCCAATAACCTTAACTGTGTAAGCTGCCTAGAGCCATCTATTATTTCACTGCGCCAGCCTAATATATCTCTTGGTGAATACGTTACCCAATACGGCCTAGTCTTATCACCTTCTTTTGGTGCATCTACTAAAACTCCTACATGACCAAATGATATTGCCATTCTCGCAGTATTGTACAACCAAACATTTAAATCATTTCCCTCTAAATCTACATCGAATAATTGTTCCCTTACTAAATCCGATACATCATCAAGTCTTACTGGCTTTCTTGTAAGCATACCCGCCAGCATTTTTTCTATCCTTTGCAAATATGGTACGACTGTTGACCTAGATAGTCTTACGTCATAGCTATCGTCTGTTTCTCTAGCCTCCTGTGGTAAGTATTTTCTATGTTCACTCCTGATCTTATATGTACCTTCCTTTAAGTCTGTAATTAAATCCCAAAACTGAGCCATTCTTTGATATGCCGCGTTTGGTGATTCAACTGTAGAAACAGCCTGTGTTATAGGTTGATTGTAAATATTTAGTGAGCTATACACAGTTTTGCCTCAATAGTATCATGTCTTTAATATATTCTAATTCCTGTACGTCGCCCTGCACGTGCGTATAACGGATTAAACTCTCTCCAGATTAGATAGCCTAATGCGTCTGCCATATGGTCATAACCTGACTCTTTATCTGGTTCACCTTTTTCATTGTATGACTGAAGTTCCATAGATTCAATTAACTTTCTGCAACTGGCATGGATATGTAAACGTACTTCCCCTTTGCCGTTACATAGAAGAGCCTGTACGGAAGAAACTCTGTCTCTGATTGGTGGGTTGCTACGTGGCGACTGATTGCTGAACCCATACGACTCCAAAATGGCAATATCAGTTTGGCTGCTGTTTGTGCTTCTGTTCCCACCGCTGGCATCTGGATAAATATATATTTTATTGTAAGGATATCTGGCCTTAATTTCTTGTGCAAGCGCGTCTGTATCATGTGCTGACACAATTTCATCAATAATAACTAATTTTTCTGCTAATTTAATTCCTATCACAGCACTCATATTGCCAATATTGAAATCTACACCAATTCTTAAAGGTTCATTTTGATACTCAGGTAATGTATCTATAACATTATCTTTTCTTATAAATCTGTCATATACCTGACCAGTTGTAAGGTTGGTAAACTCACCATTAAGATAAGCCTGCAACATACTGGAATCGTAGTTTGCCTGCATTCGTTCAATAAAATCATCTGGTAAATGTGGATTATCTTGCGTTCTCATTCTTATAAGTTTGCGGTCTGTTCTTTCTTGGGCAGCTTCAGATCCAAATGTATTCCACATCCATCTAAAACCCTCTGGAGTGCTTGCTGCACAGAATTGCCTGACATTACCAGCCCTTAACCTTCCTAAAATCTTAGGAAATGCTCTATCACACACAGATGGTGATACTGTGTCTATTTCATCTGCTAATACAAAGGCCAGATTAAGGCCAATTATTCTAGACCAGTTTTCAAAACTTCTACATAGTATTTTTGTATCGCCTTCAGGTAAATGTAAAATATATTCAGGTAATGGACTAGCTCTAAATGTATATGGTATTTCGTAATGCTCTAAGAACTGCTCAAAATCATTTTGCCATATATCTCTAATTAATGGACCAGTTGGCTCCATAACTGCACCAGTAAAGCCAACATTAAGAGCAGCTAATTTAACACAGACTGCACATAATGCTCTAGTCTTGCCTGCACCATAACCAGCTGATAGTCCAAGTATTTCAGTATTGCTA